AGGTTTGTCCCTAGTTCAGCTAATTTACCTTGTAGACTAGCTACGTCATTGTCCTCTAGTGACTGCTGCATGTTAGCTATAGTCACTTGATAGCCCTGTAAGGCTTCTGTTTGGCTCTCACGCAAATCTTCGAACCTGCCCTGTAGGGTACTAGCAGTAACTCCTGCTTTCTTTACAGCGGCCTCCTGAGCCTCTAGACGGCTAAAAAACTCTGAGGCTGTCCAGATACCTCCTGCTATAGTAGATGCAAAAGAAACTACTACTGCTACGTAGACACCTTTAAACGACTGTCCGCCTATGTTTAACTCAAGATCCTGAAGTGCCATTCAAGCATCCCTCCGGATCTGGACTGAACCAACACTCACCTTCAGGAGAAGTTCTGAAAAAATCAGACTGAGAACCTAAGTCGTAAATGTCTCCAACACTTTTAAAGTAGTTACCTAAGCCTAGCGTCACACTAGCCTCAGCAAAGACAATGCTCATTTGCCCAGTAGACGCATCAAAGAAAGAGCTAGTAGCGTCAGCGTAGACAACGTCTAGGTCTTTTGCTTGATCGTCTGCTTCTTGTAGTAATGTTTCGTCTCCTGCAATAGCAAAGTACGCTGCAGCCTGCTGTGCCGTCTTTTCTACTTCATCCAGAGAGTCGTTGTAAAAGTCAACGTCAGCGTCATTCAATGTTACATCATTGTCTGTAATAAACTCTTGTAGCTCTAAAGCAGCGTTGTCGTCTCCTGCCTCTTGAGCATCCTGCGCTCTTTCGTTAACTTCAGCTACGGTAATGACTGCTTGAGCAGCCTGTACAAACGTATCTACAGCCATGTTAACTTCATTCATAGCTTGATTGGCTTGGTTCTCTGCCCACTCCTGAGCGCCACTGTCGTAGTTGTAAGAGGCATTCTGTACTGCAGCTAAAGCGTCGTTGTAAGCTTGAGCCTGACCATAAGTAAGATAACCACCAGAAACAGTACCTGTAGGAGCTATGCCGCCAATAGGTGCGTACTCTTGTAGTCCACCTACAGCTTGTATACCTGACTTAAAACTGTCACGGATAGACTGACTAGCGTTTACTAGACTGTCTACTTCATTACTTTGTACTGGTACGGAAGCGATCAGAGATAGAAACAGAGTTGTCAGTTGTAGTTTCTTCATTCGTATCAAATCCTAGTAGTGCGTCGTAAAAGTCTTTTTCTTTGTCGTAACCCGGTATGTGTAACTTTGGGTTTTGTTTAATGGTTAATAAAGCGTTCTTACCTACTACTAATTTACCGTTTTTGATAATAGGACAAGGCGTTGCTGACATAAACATAGCCTTCCAAACATTAGGGTTCTGGCACATCAAACTTACGCTGGCAACCTTCATGCCCATGTTTGAGAGGACTACACTGTCCCGTCTTCTGTTGCACTCAGTGTCCTGTATGTACTTACCAGACGACACCCCTAGTCCTACTAACTGTACACCGCCTGTTAAACTCTGTAGACAACTTTCAGTACCACTGGACATAAGACTTGGAGAGATTGCTGTGTTAACAGGCATACCACTTGAACCTGCTCCGTTGTACGTCTTACTGCTGTTGTAGCTGCCAGTGGTGTTGTTGCCTCCTACTTGCGTGTTACTGTTTAAGTTACCTTCCTGTGCGTTTTCTCTTGCATCTTCTGTAGGTAGCTCAGGTTCTGCATTGGGATTGTCTTCTGCATACAAAGGCAGCGACAAAGCCAAAATAAAAAAAATAAAAACCCTGCAGACTTTAAACATCAGCCGTATTCGTTGATGGATACGCTCGGCCATCGCCCCAAATGATACGGACGCCGCCGACACCTCCATCACCACCTCCAGCACCAGAGTCGTCTTCTGCTCCAGTACCGCCGCCACCATGCGTTCTGCCACTTCCTCCAGAACCAGCACCACCGCCTGCTGTGTTATCAGTGCTAGTTCCAGCGGCTCCGCTAGATCCTTCGCCATCTAAACCTACGCCACCGCCGCCGACAACAACTTTTGCCGCCACACTGTTAATGCCTTGATGACCGCCGCCTCCACCGCCTTGACCCGCAGTGGGCGACCCAGTGTTGCCAGTAGCTCCGTTTCCGCCGTTGCCAGAATAGCCGCCTGCGCCACCCCCGCCTCCGGATTCGTTGCCGTTTGAGCCACCACCTCCGGTGCCTCCGTTACCGCCACCATCTCCCGTATAAGAGCCACCTGCCGCGGTCGATGCGCTATTGTAACGACCTTTTGTTCCACCTTCTCCTTGCAACAAGACAACTGCGCCCCTCTTGATATTTGAGTCGCCGCCGTCAGTCGCGTCGTTATTGCCTGCCGAACTGCCGCCTTGGCCACCAGCTCCAACAACAACTGTTAAATCTTCGCCGGGAGTAACCGAAATATCAGCATAGCCAAGGCCGCCTCCACCGCCGCCTCCACCAGAAAAGCCGTTACTCGCCGCAGTTGACGCTGAACCGCCACCTCCGCCTCCAACAGCAACCGCAGATATAGATGTTATGCCGCTAGGTACGGTAAACGTGTAGGTACCAGATGTTGTGTACTCTTCTTGGCCCGGATCAGCAACAACGCTACCACCACTAGCCATGATTAATCGAAACGGAATGTTCATTAGCTCATGTCCTGCCCGGCAGTAAATCCGTAATACGTTGTTCCGCCATCGTCTGTAAAAAATACAAAGACATCAACGTCATCATTTCCGGTAGACAGCGTTGGTGCTGTGCCGCCTGCCCAATCAACACTACTGGGCCATGTGATAGTCCGCGCTGTTGAGCCTTGAATAACTTTTAGGCTAAAGGCAGATACAGAACCAGATGCCGCAGGATTGCTAAATGTATACGTTACGTTTTCAGTAAGATCATGCAGGAAGCTATCGCCATCTCTAAGGTCCAACGTGGCCGCATTACTGCTTGATGTGATTGTCGTTAGTCCGCCAGTTGTACCGCCGCTGAAATTAGCCACACCGTTGTCATCAAGAACGACATTTGTATAAACGTGCTTGATTAAGAACGAGTTTGTGCTGGTTGTTATTGCCTCATCCAACCCGCTATTAATGGTGAGCGTATAAGGGTCTGAGCCAGTAACAGCCGTTACTTCTTTGAAGTACACATCTGCATCGCCATCGTTGTTAAAGCTAATCCAATCACCAACAGCAAACGTTTCTGAATTAGCAATGTTAGTAACTACAACTGTCGTCGCATCTGCCGCCGCACTGGCGTTTATGTCAAGTGACTTTGTGACCGTAATCTTGTGGCGTTGATCACGCGCAGCCCGCGCTTCAACAATAGATGTTTCAAGAGGATCTGCTAAAAACGCACCACGAACTGGCGTTGGCGCTGTGCCTCCAACCGAAGAGTCAAACTGACGACCAATAAGTCTGAAATGATGCTCTCTCGCCGATGTTGTATCACCGCCGTACACCATGACTGCGTCAGAGCCTTCAATCTTAATTTCAATAGGTGGCGCATCACTAAAATCACTTCCGTTTAAGAAAAAGTCATCAGGATCAACAGCCGTTGAGTCGGTTACGTCTACGCCTTCAAAGATTATTTGGTTATCCATTGACGACTGATAGAGCCCCTTCAGAATAGGCACTCGCTCGCCTGTCCTCTTAGGCAACCGCAAGTTATCAAAGATAACGTCTGACAACTTATCAAACTCAAAGTCACCAACAAGCCGCGTGTTTTCATAGTGGCCTGCTCTGATCTTTGTTGTGATTCGAGAAAACAAAGAGCTGTCTGTTAACAAACTGCCAGAGTCTGCTTGGTAGTTATCAGATGCGCCTGCGACACACTGATAGTACGTGTTGCTTGTAGTGACCTTAACAAGAGCAAGGCGCTCAACGTCCTGTGAGATTGTTGCACTAGACTCTACGTAGTACAGTCGTGCCTTCTCAGTGAAGTACGTGGCGTTTGTTAGCAGGGTGCCACTAGGCGCTTCATAGCTTTCGGTTTCGCCAGCAGTGCACTCATAAACCAAACCCGAGCCAGTATTTAAAACAAACTCGCCTACATAATAAGCGCGGGTTGTAGTCGTTGATGTTTCTTCGTGCTCATCACCGCGATAAAAATAGTCTATGCCTTGCTGTCCGCCTTTCTGCTGGATAACACTGTTACTAAAGTAAACTTCGTTCAGTCCTAAGTTAAGGCGGTAGTTAGTAGCTTTGATATTGCAGTTTTCATAAATCAAGGGCGCAGTGATAGATTCGCCAGTGCTGTTTAGGTCGTCGCCTTCAATCTCAAAGTAAGCGCCTTCGCAATCCATGTTGCAGTTTTGGAACAACATTTTTTCTTGCGTAACAGAATCAATGCCAGAGTACGTAGTTCCAAGAATAGATCTTGAGATATTAAAAAAGTTGCAGTTAACAAAGGTCGCCTTCCCGCCAATAAGGTGGTGCGCTCCGCTTCTTACCGCCCAATTTAAAGTAGGCTGTTCGTAAGTCTGAGCTGGCACAAAACTGTTGCTATTGATTCCATCAAAAACACAGTTCTCCCACACCATCTCAGGGAAAAAGCATTTGCTTGTAGTTGGCGTGTACCCGTAAAGAAACGTGTCTTGGTTGTTATGCGCCCAGTCACAATGTTCCGCGTATAGGTAGCCGGGCTTAGTTTGGTTTGACCAGACCAACACCTGCTTAGCAATGTCTCGCACATCACGGACTTTTACGTTACGCATATAAAGCGCATTGCCGCGAAAATTAAGCGCGTCCAGCGCAATGCCGTTAACTTCGCAATTAACAATACTTGCCGTTGCAGATTCAGTTGTATCTTCTACGTTTATTGCGTAAGCATTTGGCAAATTCTGAAATTTTACGCCTTCAACATGAAAGGAGTTAGCCCCTGTAAAGTGAATGTTGCTTTTATCAAATCGAGCATTAATTAACCATGCGTTGCCGGGGATGCTTTCTCCAACGCCGCCAGCGGTAATCGTTTCAAGAACTTCGTACGTTAGCGTAATAGTTGTATCAGTTTTTGAAAAAACTGTATTAAAGGTAATAAGGGGGTTTTCTCCACCTACACGGCTTGAGCTATTGGGTAGATAGTTGTTACTCCAGCTAGATGCAATCTGATCGCCTACTTCAAAGTTGTGGCCTGACTGAACAGTAATAGTTGTTGGTGTTGCTGCCGTCTCTCCGTCAACCTGAGCAAGTTTCCAGTTGCCATCAACAGTTGCGCCTTCACCTATAATAGAAAAGTCATCAACGTCGATAGTAATTTGAGCGTTATTAGTTAGATTCCATGTGTTGCCTTGAAACATCCAGCGACGAGCTTTACCACCCGAAGGGAAACTCCAGTCAGCATCAATGTTCATTGTAGTACCGCCAAACAAAACTGTTTCTGCGGCGTTACAAGCGTTTGTTAGTGCGGTAGCATGGTCAATAGGTCCGCTACCGTTAGAAGGGTTTATATACTCATTAATGTGAGCAAAACTTACTAAATCAACATCTTCTGTGTTAGCTTTGCTTTCAATAGCTATAGCAATTCTATCAAACTCTCTTTCAAAATCAGCGCCTTTAATAATTTTTCCGGGATCGCCTGTAGGAAGAGAGTCTTTTGCTTCAAAATCGGTGAGCTTAGTATAGTTAGACATTGCTGATTCCTATGGAGAAGAAAAGAGAAGGGGGCCATGAAAGCCCCCAGAAGGTACGCTGCTTCTTACTCTGGAATAGCAAGAACAAAACCAGCTTCAGGTCGGTATACTTCAACACCGTAGAGGCAGTCAGCCGTGTACAGAGTTGAAAGGTATTCCTGCTTGTACTGGGTTTGTGAACGTACAGCTTGCTGCTCAGCCATGACAAGAGCGTCAGTGTGGAACAGAAGCGCAGCGCGTACATCGTCAGAAGACGCTGAGTTGTTTGCACCAGTCTCGATAGTACGGCAGTTGTTAGACACGTAGATGTCTACACCGTAGAGGTTACCGATGAGGCCTGACTGAACAGCTTGGCCTGTTACGAAATCAGTAGACACGTAACGGTCGATACCCATGATGGTGTTACGTACTGAAGGAGGAATTACAAAGTGTCGTCCGTCCATTGGTACGTTGTTGTCATCAAGCTTTTGGATCATTGCGCGGAAGAACGCGTCAGTGAATACGTCAGCCGCAACAACAGTGTCGTCAGTGTACTGAGTTACAGTTGTACCACCGTCGTTAAAGAACGTTCCGCTGTTCTCGTAGTCTGCACCAGTAGCCGCTGGAGACAGATTCTTAGTTCCGTCACCGAAGCCAGTAGCTGCAGCGTGAAGGTCGCTATCAATGCGTGTAGCAAGAGCGTAACCAGCGTCTTCAGTATAGAACTGACGGAGGCTAGAGAGTGCCTGTACTTCTACGATGTCCTCGATCAGACGTGAGTACTCGAAGTGACGGTCGATGTCAACAGTCAATTCTGACTCAGTGTTTGCGATAATAGTTACCGCAGTGTCTGCTGCTTTTGCATTCGCATCACCACGGACTGGCTTTGGAATGTGAAGCTTGTCGCCCTTTTTGCCAGCCATAGGGATACGCTTGACAAGTGGAGCCATCTTGAGGTTCTTCTGGTAAGCAGCAATAATTTCGTCACTCCAGATTTCTGGAATAAACTTATCTGCCTCTGTCTTCGCAGTAAAACCGGCTGCGCCCGGATAAGTTGCAGTAGCCATGTCAATCTCCTAATAGATTATTTGACTCGACCCTCGCGATATGCTGCCAGAATATCTGCTGACAGGCTTTGGTATCTTTCAGGGTCATCTTTCATTAGTTTAATAATGTCGGCCCTACGATATGTTTTCTTACGAGGTCCTTCGTCTGTTCCTCGTGCGTTGCCTGTGCTGGCTGCCTTTAGTTGTTGCTTACGTGCTTGTTTTTCAACATTCACTGTCTGCTCTGCAACTGTTTTACGTTCTTTCCAGAGTGTAAACAGTTCGTCCGCAGCATCCGCATTGTACTGTTGGTCAGCAGCGACAAACAATTGAGTCCTAATCTTAGAAGCTTTAATCCAGTCAGCAAAACTACTGTCGTTCAAGATTTCTTGCATATCTGGATGTCTGTTAGACACATCCGCAAGAGCAGCTTGACGCTTGTACTGTTCTGAGTACTGTTGTGCTTCCTTAATTTTAGGGTGGTTATCAATTGCACGATTTACAGCGCCTTGAGGATCTGTAAAGTAATCAATATCGTCTTCAGGCTCAACGTATTGTTGAGGTGCAGGTGGTTGTATCTGACTACTAATGTAGTCGTCTACGACCTTACGAAGTTCTCCTACTTCGGAAGACTGACGACCCAGAAGCTTTTCAGCCTCTTGGTGCATCTGTACAACTTCCTCTAGGGATTTGTTTTGGTACTTCTCCGGTACTGTAGGTTTTTCTTGAGGTTGCTCAACTTCTTCTTCAATCTGTTGAATCTCATCTACTTCGTTTTCAATGGTGTCCACGTTTTCCTCTAAAGGTTGTGGATCAAGCATTGTTGCTCTTGACATAATTAAACTCCGTGACTATAATCATTATGGAGAGGATTGTTTTCTACCTGCTTTTTCGTGTTCCCTAACCCATCGCATGTGTCTACCGGGGAAGTCCCCAGAGGCACCCTCAAGGTGGAAAGACGGGGCAGATACCAGCCTTGTAGAGTCAGAGCCACAGGTTTTGCACCTACTTTCTGTGACGTCTGGCTTTACAAATTCTTCGTTGACGTGTCCGTTTGTACAACGGAAGTCATATACTTTAAACATCTACAGGTCCCTCTGCTTCTATTTCAGCTTGCTCTCTAGCAGCTTCAATGGTGGACTGTAGATTTACAATAGTTGCTAAAGCAGCTACTTGACCTTTACGATAGAAGAGTTCTTCTACGTCTTTTACAGTCTGTATATCTGATAGCAAAGTTGCATTGTTAGTTACTTCTTCTATGAGTTGTTTGAAACCTTCGTGATTGAAGAGTTCGTTGTAGTTGTCGAAGTAGGTTTCAAGCTCAGGAGTCATTAGTTTCTCTAAAGTTGTTAACTATAGTTTTATTATAGCACACTTTTTAGTAAAAGTCAAGCTTTTCGTGTAGACTTTCTACGTCTTCCTGAAGCTGTGACTGCATGTTTAATTTTAGCTGGTCCTGTCTTACGACGTGCAGAAGAAGCTTTCTCAGCTTTTGTCATCTTAGCAGCAACAGCTTTAGGACGACAAGAGGGGTACGGACGTTTAGACTCACCTTTCTTTGCAGACTTACGTCCACAGGGTTTACCTGTCTTAACGTCTACCCACTCCTCCTTAAACCACTTCTTAAGGGCAGCACCTTTCTTACTTTTTCTTACGGCCACTTTTGTTACCCCAGTTCTTAGCGCCGACCTTGCGGCACTTGGCTACAGCACCAGAGGCGTATGCAGAAGGCCAGACTTTGTATCTGGACTTGACCTTACGTGCACAAGCGTCGTTAGCCTTCTTTTTCTTAGCAGGCATTTTAGTACCCCTTAGGCTTGCTCTTGCCCTTTTTCTTCTTACGCTTACCTGTACAATGTGGCATAATAGCCTCCTTACTTTTTGTGGACTTTTTGAACTTCAAAGTTAGCAGCTTTGGACGCACCCTTGTGTGGCTTGTAGCCTTCTGCAGGGTCTTTCATTAACTTGTAGTTGCTACCCTTTTTCATCCAGTGATAACCTTTGGGTGCTGGGACTTTCATAGTATCACCACTTCTTACACGACCAATATCGTGCTGTTAGTTTACTAGGTGGGTTTGTGTCACACTTGTGACGTGCTCTAAAAGACTTACGTCGCGCTGGTTGGTCTTTTTTAATAGTCATCTTAGCGTCACCAAAACGAATAGTCTTGGTCTTGTCGCCTTCCTTAGCAACAACTACAAACTTCTTAGTAGGGTGACTAGGCGTCCGCTTTGGCTTGTTGTACCCGCTTACGCCTGCCCGTGCTAGTTTTGGGTCTTTCGACTTGGGCATCTTGCATCTCCTTAAGCTTCTGCTCTAGCTCCTGTACTTTAATAGAAACATTTTCAAATCTTTTGTCTACTTCGTTTAGTAGAAGATTTAGTTCTGCGTTAGTTAACATTTAAATTACTCCATTACAGATCAATCATCATCTGATGGCTTAGTAGGCCATGTAATGCTCGTTGGAAAGTCTGTTTGGTCTGGGACATTGCGAAGGTTAGTTCTATACGTGGCCCATGTTGTTTTTTCTGCGGAGGTAAGCGGTGAGTCAGCCATTTGAGTCCAGTCAGAGTTTTTAAGTAGCTCGTTACGCTGACTACGGACACTTGCAGCTTCGTTATCAATCTCGTCTTGCGTCTTGTCGCGCTTAGTCCAACCAACAGTCCATGTTCCGTTAGAAAGCGTAGGCGTAGAGTTTTCATCTACGGTTTCGTCATGCTCATAAGAAGGTTGATCTTCTACTGTGACAGGGTATACACTCCAGTCTGCCAACATTGCTTCAGGGATTGTCTTTGGAAAAGACGTGTTTGGGTTATCACGGCGTAGCTGGCCTATCGTGTAAGGGTATTGATCGACCGCACCGTTTGTTACTTTAACGTACATAGTTTTCTCCTTGTTTAAATGTCGTCTCTATTACGGGAAATTTCCTGCATT